GGCGGGGGCATTGGGCTTGTGTACTCTCTCTCTCTTATTATGTGTGTATGTAGGGGGGGGGGAGATGTGGTAAGGGCTTATAAGGGCTTACGGGGTTGCACTTTTTTATGTCAATGTCCGTTATATCGGTCAAAATGCGTGTTTTTGTGCGTTTTAATGCACATTATACTAGGCTAATTTATTGTGCATATTTCGGTTTATTTCCGAATTTGGCTTTGTTTTGTCACCGATTTTGGCAAATTAGTGACAGTAGTTCGAAATAGTGGCAAAAATTTGTACTCAGAGTACGAATACTAGAAAAAATTTAAACTGCATGAAACTTTACGCAAATTTCATGCACTATAGGTTGTCAATTTGCAACTTATTAACTATTTTTGTTGTCAATTGTAAACTTTATGAAAAAAGAGGGAAATGTAATATCTGTAACCAATTACGCCAAGCTTCACGGCCTAACAAGGCAGGCAATTATTAAGCGTCTTAAAAACAATAAACCCCTTCCGGGTGTTAAATATTGCTACAAATCGGGTGGTAAAACTTCCCACTACATTCTAATAATGGAGTAACTTTGTAATATGAAAAAGTTAATCATAGTGGCTGTAATAGCCTGTATCGCATCTTCCCTGACATCCTGCGTAACTGTTCAGAAGCAATATCTGGATGGAAAGGTGCTTAGAGATAGCACTAAAGTATTTGTAGGAGTCGAGTTTAGAAAGGGAAACTAATTGCCATTTTAAAATCTTAATTAACCGAGGTCTTTGGTCGGGTTTCGGGAAGAAGTGGCAATGAAAAAGCCGAGGTTAATTCCTCGGCTTTCTTCGTGACAGCTTTTCGTTTGGTGCAACCTGCAAGTACATTCTATCCATCTTCTTGCCTACTCTATTGCGCCAACCCTGAATAATAGAGTTTCTCTCTCTTTTATCTTTATATCGATCATTAAATATAATAGTGCCGTCAAAATCAATTAAAGATATAGATCCCCTTCTCATAATTAAAAGGGCAGCCCGCTGTCATCATCTTCTTGTGTTTGTGTAGCCTCCTCATCTTGAGTAAATGTACTGGATAGCCAGTTTTTCCAGAAAGCTATTTGCTTTGTGTTGTCGTAGCGTTTTTCTCCTTTTAGGATTACTGTTTCAAGCGGGGGAAGTTCTCCCATATTGTCCTTTGTGTAAGCGTGTTTTAAGAACTTACCGTTTTGGGAAATAAAGCAACCCGCAGACGTTTTCCCTTTTTCATCTTTTTTGTAAGACGGTTGGATATAAACTTCCTCTTTTGGCTTTCCGCTTTTTAGTGCGTTGCAAAAGTTTCTGAAGTACCCGCTGTCTACGTGCATTTGCAAAATGTAGTTTTGCCCATCGTGATTAAGATGGATAGCAGCCTTTTCATACTGCCTTCCTTCATACTCATCCTTGACAAATTCAACTTTTGTGATGGTTCCTTTAACACCATCAAAGGTTTCTGTAACACCATTTTTTTTAGTTACAAGCTTCCCTTCTTTAATGTTTAAATAAGTAACCCCTTCTCCTTTTTTAATAAGACCAGACATAATAAAACCCGGTTAACGAGAGCCGGAATCGTTTAGATATGTGTTTTCGAAATATAATGTTCCATCAATAAAGCCAATACCGGTTTCAGACGCAAGAGCGCCATCTTCCCAAGCCTTTACAATACTTACTCGTTCTTTAATCAGGTAAGCTTCCTTTTTGTTTTCTGCAATAGTTATCTCGTACTTGTCTTCTACCCATTTAAGAAGTTCTTGCATTGGAGTTTTCATTTTTATCTATTTTTAGTTTTAATGAATGTATTAATTTTTCTACGTTAGGGAAGTTCTCGCATACTTCAGTAAGCTCTAGGTTAATCTTAAATATTTTCTGCGCCACATCTTCCCCTATCTCACCCTCAACGCCAGTCATAATATTTCTATACCTATTACCACCTAAGTAGCGATATAAGTGATTGTTTTGTATGTTTCTTAAAATTGCCATTAGAATATTTCAAAGTTTTTCCAACTAAAATATTTTTCGTTTTCTTTTTTCTTAAACACCTCGTACAGGTAATTGTCTCTATCATAACTTCCCCGACTAACGTGCCAAGCTAAATAATAGCTAACCCCGCAAATTCTTGCAGCCTCACGAATACTAACGCCAGACGTTAGTACCTTTTTAACTTCTATAATCTTTTGATCAGACACCCTTTTAAATTTTTTCATACAATTCTATTGTTTTAAAAATTTGATAAACTACTTGTGGTACTATTGCGTTTCCTCCTGCTTTGATTGATTCCTTTCTCCATTTAGAAAAGGTAATAGAGTCCAATCTGTCGGAAAGCCCATCATCTCCATTACAAATTGGGGGGACAGTTGGGAAGGTTTCCCATTTTCTTGTGCCATTAAATGATTCAATTCGCTTCTCCTTGATGGCTCGTTTTGGGGCCTCTCTTTTTCCGTTCCCGTATTCCAACATCTCGCTGTTGGTGTTGGCAACAAACCAAATTCTGTCTCTTCTGTGGGGAGCGTTGACGCTTGCAGCTGGAATAAGAAACGATTGTACTTCATATCCTTCATTTTCCAAGTCAGTTTGCACTTCTTCGAATACCAACCCTCCATTCCAACTAACAAGCCCACGAACATTTTCGCCCACAACCCAAGTCGGTTTGACCTCTCTAATAACTCGTAACATTTCAGGCCAAAGGTGTCTTTCATCTTCTTTTCCCAATCGCTTTCCTGCGGTTGAGTAGGGTTGGCAGGGGAATCCTCCTGTAAGAATGTCAATTTGGTTTGCATATTTTGTAAAATCTGATTTTGTAATATCGGTAAATAATTCGGCATCAGGCCAATAGTATTTAAGGACTTTTTGACCAAACTCATTCCATTCACAATGAAACTTGTTTTCCCATCCCATCCATTCCGCTGCTAAGTCAAAACCCCCAATCCCGCTAAATAATGATCCGTGTGTCATTAAACTTTATTTAAATCAATAACTATATCGTGTGGAGCTGTTTTGTTTCCACCAAAATAAGGTCTTAACAAATAGCAAACAGGTGTGCTTTTAACATCTACGCGGTAGTTCCTTCCAGAAATATCTAATCTGTGCGCATCTCCATCGATATAAATCTTAAAATAATAATTTTTCCCGATATCTACACTTCTTAAATAATGCCAGCCGCGTATTCCCTCCGCATACCAATAAGCAAATATGTTTACCTTGCCTGATACTAAATCATAGTTCCATCCTATTCGTACAGAGTTTTCGTGATGTGAGGGAAAATATCCCACTCCAAATAGTTTATTAATATCTGCTTGGTCTTTACCTAAATCATATCTACAAGATTCGGTAAATGCTACTCTGTAAATTAATAGTTTTGGTTTAATAAGTAGCCGGGGAAGTCGCAGCGGTTTGTGTGTGTTTTTGTGAATTATCATTGGGTTAGTATTTAAAATGGAGCTTCAGTATCGTTGTCTTTATAAGGTAGCCATTGATTGGATATTTCAGCTTGAGTAATGTTGTCTGGGTTGTGGGAAGATAAGGCAACCTTTGCTCTCTTGATATCGCAATAATCTTGACCAGTAACAGGATGACAAAATCTTTTTGTTCGCCAATCGAGAATCAAATTACAATGACCAAGCTGACCTCCTGTTCTTTTTCTTTTAATCTTCTGTATCCATATCTCAACCTCCTTACTATTTTTATCTTCGTGAAATCTTGGTCTATAATAAGAGAGTATGTTATCAATCTTATTACCCCACATCGCTCCACCAGCTAAATCATACATATCTGCTACGGGCAATGATTTATCTTCTCTATAGCTAGGACTTTTTGGATGCGCTATTATGTTGTAGCAAATACCATTTAATAATGCAAATCTTTTTATGTCTTTTAGTATACTTGACAAATACTGGTCTTCTCTTTGATAAGCTTTTTGCATTGAATCAAGTTGATTAAATGGATCAATCATTACTCCATCTAATCCTTTCTTAAGAATTAAATAACGAAACTTATTATGAACAGATTCTATATCGTGTTCGTGTTCTGGATAAACAAAGAATATGTGTTGGCCAATAAAATCACAAGCCTCTATGTATTCTTCTTTTTTCATATCAGTCTTCCACTTGCCAACATACATCTCCACTAAATCATCATAAAAATCATAAGCAGGAAAATTTTCGGGACTAAAAACAGCCCACTTCCATCCATCCCAAATACTCTTAATAAGCATCAACTGAAGCATAAAAGTAGACTTACCCGCGTTAGCGTAACCCGTGCATAAATTTATGTCTCCTTTCTTCCATCTAAAGTATTCATCAAGCACATCAATTCGTGTCGGAGGAGCCACCTGCACACCCCTTTCAAAGTTCTCTAACATCGTTGAAAAAATATCTTCGACATAAAATATCCCATCTACTGGAACTTCCTGTGAACTCAATACAAGCGATTTAAGGGCATCTTTTCCAAAATGGCATAATACCTCATTAAAGTCTTTTGGTGCGATTTTTGGGCCGTTTCCGTGCGTCTGGTGCGATTTTAGGATTTCCCACCTCACGGTTCTGCATTTTTCAACCCCTAAACGCCGGATTAGCTCGTCCCGAAGGGCTTGACCGGGCGCGTCGTTGTCGGTCGCGATGATAAACTCTTCGACCTGTTCCAAGTACTCGGCGCAGTTGTCGAGATATTCCATCCGCTGGTTTCCTTTGCTCGCTCCGTTTGGAACCGAAAGAACTGCAAATCTTCCAAGTTCGTGTTCCACAACTTCCCCGTCCTCGTTACAAATCGGTTCGTAGTCCTGACCAAAACCAACCTCGTATGCTGATAGGGCATCAATTTCGCCTTCCACGATGATTGCGCATCTACGGCCTTGAAGTGTTTGCATCCCGAAAAAAATCAATTCAGCATCCTTCACAAGCTTGAAACCCTTTTTCCCATCTCGGTACTTTGCGTTTACGATTTCGTTGTCGCGAATGTAAGGGAAGACGATACAGCGCTCTTTCTGCTGTGACTGTGGCATCCACTCTTCCTTGCCGTGAATAAAAAACTTTTGCAGAGTATTCTCACTTATTCCCCGGCCTGAAAAATAATTTTTCACTCTGTCATTCAACTCTGCATTTTTCAGCATCTCAGGACTAGGCTTTGCAAATTTTTTGATTGATTCGCTTTTAACGAAAGTCCTTACGTTTCCCATCCATCCGCAGTTATGGCAGTTGTAATCCCCTTGCGAAATGTTCACAGAAAGGCAAGGATCAGTTTTCTTTTTTCTCCCAGCAGAGCATTGTGGGCAGGTTGTTTTTTCTTGTCCGCTTCTTTTCCGAAGCCTAATTCCAAGTTTGGTAAGTTGGTCGTAGTACATTTTCAGTTTTTAAAAAATTTCACCTTCAAAAATTTCATAGTATTTCAATTCTTTTTTGAGTAAAAGGTTTTTTTGTTCTGTTCCAAGTTCTTGCCATTTTGTTCCATCCTCTGAAAAGTAAGCTCGGTTTAATTCCAAATCCACAAAACTTGCACTTTTCTTTTTTTCCCCATACCCCCTTTTTACACTTTTTTCGATTAAAGTACTATCCTTATCCTTATCCTTATCCTTATCCTTATCCTTATCCTTAATCATTTTGTAATGATTATTGAATGATTCTTTAATTATTATATAATCATCTCCGAAATCTTTTGGAATTTCGTTACATAAGTTATTGGCAAACAATTCTTTAACAACACTAATGATTACTGGCTTACTACTTAACAATGTAGGATATTGAAATTTTAAAAATTTAGGAATAAACCAAATATTTTTTACTTTCATTACTCGGTTCTCCATTTTTTTTAACATTTGCTCTTCTGTATAATCAACTTTACACATTAAATTAAGCAAAGCCATATTTTTTTTACATATCCCTGCGTGGTTGCAATTATCTACTAACCATTGCCAAACAACTTTATCGTCATTTGAAAGAGATATATACCAATCGTCTTTCCATTTTTCGGTATCAGTTAATCTCTTCGCCATTATTTAAAATTTTAAAAGTTGCATCAATAAATCCTTTAATTTCTGGCCAATCCTCTTTTGTGATTTCAAGAATATTGAATTTATCTACATCAATTACTACATTATTTCTTGAGTTGGCAAATATTTCAGCCATTTTTTCTTCCTTGTCGTTTATCTCTGTAAAAACGACCAAATGCGTGTTAGTTGACATAAAATAAAAATTAAGTTGGCTTGCCTATAACGCTGCTTATTTCGGTCTCTATGAAGAGAATGAAAACGCTACAGGACAAGCCAGTATTTTGAAATATATTATTGATGATTGATTCATAAAAACCGAATAAGCGACACGAATATACATCACAACTTCCCGAACTTCCAAAAAAATTTTTTAAATAACCGAAACTCCTCTTTCTGATACTACTTTACAAGCTAATTCATTTGCTTTTTGTATGGCTATTTTTATGTCGTGGGAAGTCATAAAATAGAAAGCCAATGCAGCTAAAAAAGTATCGCCTGCTCCTGATACATCAACTGTTGTTTTCTTGGTTATTGGAAAATGTTCGTTGTTGTAATATGATCCATCGCCTCCTTTAGTAATAATTATTTTCGTCTCGTAATCTTTGGAAAAACTTGCGTTTGTTGCAAATTCTGATTCATTCATTTTCACAAAATCAATCTGGTCTAAAATGACTGGCGTTAGCTTTTTCTTTGTGTCTAAAAATATAACAGCGTTTTCTTTTACTTCTTGGCAAATAAGATAAATATCATTTAAGCTTAAATATCCTTTGTTGTAATCGGATATAATTACGCAGTCGCTAATACTGATAATCTTTTTTAAATTATCCGAAAACTCTATAGGCTGAACTTTGTCATTCTCATCTATGCGAATGAAATAATGGTTTGACTTTTCGTCTACGTATCGTGTCTTTATTATGTCCCCCTTTGAAAAATGACCAATGACTGATGCCTTCTTTTCTATTAAGCTAAAAAGATTATTGTATACGTTTGCTGCCATCCCTAAGTTTTCTGTTTTCCTAATAGGCGTAAAAACAGGAACAGGTGCTTCTGGGCTTAGTCTTGCAACTTCCCCGTACACAAAAACATCTCTACATTTTTCTCCTAATACAAGAAAGTTCATATCTCTTCTATTCTTTTTGTTTTGTCACAAATCATTAAATCATAAGACGGCTTGTGGTTCATAACTATATCGTGAAACTTGCATCCCCAGTTTAATAATTGGTTGTATGTTAAATCCGAATAATCCACTCCTGATGATTGACCTCTGGCGGTATAATATGTAATTCTATTCCCCTCTTCATAAAGTTTGTTTATTTTATTAATGTTTGCGGGAATAGGTGACGCATCCTCGTATCTTCCCGGAACACTATTGCAAATCGTCCCGTCTATGTCTACGTATATGTTCACTATTTAATTTTTTTACAAGTAATTCCGCAATCCTTATAGCCTCATCACAAATCTCATCTGGCGAATTATTATCTGTTGCCGTTGCAAGTAGCATTGGTAAGACCTGAATCGCTATATGATCCCTGACGCTAAGATCCTTTGCTTTATTTAATCTCCTTTCCATACTCTATAAGAATCTGAGTCAAAGTGTTGTGTTGATATTTCAAATATTTCCCCATCTTTATGAGCATATAGCTGATGCGGCATACCAACTGGTATTGTAACCACGTCTCCTATGTTAAGCTCTTGCGTATGCCGACTTCCTTCTTCTGTGTCTATCCACGAAAATCTAAAACTGCCTTTGTTTACATACCACGTTTCTTGTTTGATAATGTGGTAGTGCAAAGAGAATTTACACCCTGCCTTAAAAACAAGAATTTTTCCGCAATACTTTTCGTTGTTTACGATTTCTAATTCGTATCCCCAACCTTTTGGTATTTTACAACATTCTGTACAAATTGGCTTTTTACTCATTTTTTTATTTTTATCTTCTACAAAACGCTCCACAAGATTTTGCTTCTTTTTTATAAGCATCGTATAAGGACTTTACATCTTCAAACATTTCCGACTCACATTCTATGGCTAATTGTTTTAAGCTTTTACCATTACCCATTATTGAGTAAAATTTTTTTCTTTGATCTTGTATCTTTTCTTCAAATTTTCTAACCTCTTCAAATTCGTTTTTATTTAAGTGATACATTGCCCTATATTCTTTTTCTGTTTTGAAAAAACACATTCTACAGCCACCCCGAAGCATATAAACCGGAAATTCTGGATGAAGTCCATTTATTTTGAGCAAGTCTTCGCAGTCATCCCTAGTTAAACCATCATCAATTAATGGGTATGTGTACTTTATATTTGATTTCATTTCCAGATTACCAGTCCTTCCTTGTTCGTCGTAATTAAATCCAATCAAAAGCTCACACTCTTCTTTGCTTAAAAAATCATCTATTGGTTTTATTTTAAAATAATATGTGCAAAATCTTCTTTGTTGAGATGGCATAAATTTAAGCGCTACAATATAGTCCTCCAAGCTATGGTAGACATCTCCCTTGTGTTTCATATCAGCCCTAAGTCTTACTAATTCAAAATCTCCCTTATGATATTCTTTTAGTTTTTGCTCTACGTAATTTATTCTTTCGTACATTTCTTCGTGTTCTGCTCCGGTGTCTACCCATATAGCGGTTGCGCCTTTTCCGTATAAAAGACACATAGTTGTTGATTCAACCCCTCCGCTAAATGATATATATCTTTTCATCCGTTTTTAATACGGTTTATAATCTCTGTTGTAGAAAGTAATGACTTTGGAAAAAATACAATTCGTTTAGCATTTTCGGCCCCTATAATAGTCTTATCCTTGTACTCATCGCCAATTACCAAAAAGTCTGGCTTTAGTTTCTTTGTTATTGAACGCAAGTCCCAATCTGTTTCAAAGATGTAAACTTTTTTTATGAATGTCAGGGAAGATAGCATATCCGCCCTAAAAGTTTCATCGTGGATTGGTCTGTTTGGGCCTTTTGATTTTCTTACTCTATCATCGCTGTCAATTCCAACGTGTACGTTTCCAAGTGATGCAGCATAACGAAGTAATTCAAAATGTCCGGGGTGCAATATATCAAAGCATCCGTTTACCCATACAGTTTTTTTGCGTATCATAAATTGGCGAGTTTGGGGGTATTTAATTTTGGTATGATTTCTTCTTTTATTGCCGTTGTGACACTTCCGTACTTTTCTACTATTTTTATCTTGTCTTCTTTTTTTATGTAAACAGATACAAGCATTACTTTATCGTTTTCACTTAATGGCTTACGTCCTCTTTTCTTTTTTTCCATTGTTTTAGTTTTTATCAAAGAATGTATATACAAAAGCTTTATAGAATATATAAACGCAGAATAGGATTAATATGATTTGTAGTGTTTTCATAGTGCTATGTCGGGGAAGTGACGACGCTCATCTTCTTCTAATTCGTGATAAATTATTTGAAGTCGTTCTTTGATTTCTGGCCAGCATCTCCACTTGGCCACATCTTCCCACGCACTATTATCTAACTTGTAATGATGGTCAGGACAAAGCTCAATCCAATTTAATTCGTGACAAGCAACACTTGGTGCTACTGTTTTTCTTTTAGCAAGTAAGTGGCATATAGAATGAATGGACAACTCATATACACTTGTATTGGTTGGCTTTCCACACTCCGTACATATACCACTCATTTCTTTTTGTCTGGCTTTGTACCATTTCTGTAATTCAGTATCGCTTGCGCCTCTTAATTTTTTTTCTTCTCTTTCTTCTTGTTGTTTTTTCTTAGACTTCTTTGGAATAGAATATTTTTTTGCAGGCTTGGGAAGTCCTGCTTGTCGCTTTAATTCTCTTATTTGTTCTATGCCCATCGAAAGCTAATTTAATAAATTATGTTATCAAAACAAAATCTAAACAAAAATATATATAAAAATTGGACAACCAAATAAATTTTAAATTTTTTTGTAAAATTATTTTAAACCCCTAATTTTGCGGTATGGAAAACAACGACTACGCGCCACCTATTCCGACATCTGAAGAGATTTCGTGGGTGAAACTGCTCGCTACTGGCGAGAAAGCCAAAGGGGTAGCCGAAAAGCTTGGGTTAAATAAAAACACCTTTGCCTATAAGCTTCAGCTACTTAGGGCTAAATTTAATTGCAAGAATACAACGCAGCTTGTTTCTTATTTTATCACAAACAAATACATTGACTAATGGCAAACGAGAAAATTAACGTGGACAAACTTATTAAGGAGCTTAATAAGGGAGAACTTCAGGAGCGCGCTAATGTGCTGCAATTTTTAATTAATTGGCTTTCAAAAGAGATAGACGATAAGCAGCAGGCGCTTTCTCAAATCAAAGACTCTTTTAAATAAAAAATCCGACCACTATGGGCCGGACTTTTTCAATCGAATTAAATCGATTAGGCGTTAGCCAAAGTCTGTACTTGAGCAACAGTTCTGTCGGTAAAGTACTTCGTAGAGATTTGATTCAATCCCTGTGGAAGAACTTCAATAACTGCGTTGCATTGTACTTGGGCTACACCGCGAGTTTGCGTTGTGGGGTAAACGTGGATTGGGCTTTGAGCGGCAAACAAGTTTGCTTGTCCGCTAGCAGAAGCGATTTCAGTTGCTCCGCCGGGCGCATCAATTCCGTAAACCTGCACCAAAAACAAATTAGGCATTTTTAAAAAATTTAGCTGTGAAGAAAACTCTTCGCAAACGCTGCGAAAATATCGAACCAAAGATAACAAATAATCCCCTAAAATGCAAGACGTCATCACCTGCTGGCGATCTCATAAGCTTTTTGGCGGGGATGAAAAAAATGTACGAGGAAACGGGCAGAAAGATTTTGGTTTATCAAAGACTTAATATGCCGGGCGCGGGAACACACGATAGTATCCATCCGTTTAAAAATGAATTTGATGAGCCTATTTGTATGTCTGAATATATGTTTGATAATCTTAAGAGGCTCATAACTTCCCAAGACTACATAGAAGATTTTTTAGTATATAAAGGGGAAGAAGTGGATATCGACTTTGACTTAATCAGACAAGAAAGATATACGAATCAGCCAAGAGGAAGCCTGAATAGGTGGTTCAACTATGTATTTCCTCAAATGGCGTCAGACCTTTCTAAACCTTATTTAAATGTAAAGGCAAGAAAGAACGACAAGATAATCATAAACTTTACCCAGCGTTATCGTAACCACTTGATAAACTATTTCTTTTTAAAGAATCATCAAGAAAACATAGTATTTGCTGGTTTACAAAAAGAGAGGGATTTGTTTTGCAAAACTTGGGACATTGACGTTCCATTACTACAGGTAGATAATTTTTACGAATTAGCCGCTTGGATTAAAGGGTGTCAATTCTTTCTTGGTAATCAAAGCTTTTGTTTTCAACTTGCAGAAGCTATGAAAGCTCCAAGAATACTGGAGATATTTCCAATGATGCCAAATTGTATACCCGTAGGGCCGAATGGATATGATTTTTATCATCAGGGAAGTCTTGACTATTATTTTAGTAAGCTCATAACTTCCCCTAACACACAAAAATGAACACAAAAGAATTAATTGAATTTTCAGAATCTTTCTTCGGGGGCGCTATAGAAACAATGAAGAAGAAAAACGCTGATTATACAGGATCTAAAGAGGATAACCCGTTTGCAAACTTTCAGGCGGTTGAAGCCTTTGGGTTAAAAACAGAAGTTGGATTTTTAACTAGGATGACCGACAAGATGGCTAGAATATCTTCCTTTGTAAAAAATGGAGAACTTCAAGTAAAAGACGAAAGCGTTCAAGATACGCTTCTTGACCTTGCCAATTATTCAATGCTTTTTGCGGCTTATTTAGAAAGCCAGCGAAAAGAAAAGCAGAAAAATCTTATAATATCTATTATGAACGAAGACGAAAAAGATGGACTTTATGATACACGAACTACGCAATCCAATTGATGTTCATACTCCTCTTGGGTATGGAAAGGCTATAGCTTGGATAGATTACGGCGTTGATGTGAATACAGTATGGAAGGTAGTTTTTTACGAGGATGGTTCTGTGAGGAATTTCTATGATGATGAGGTACGTGTTTATCCTAATAAGATGAATGGCGAAAACATTAAAATACCAACAGAATGGCAGAAGACATAACAAAATGCCCCGGATACGATTGTCCCTTTAAAGAAAAGTGCTATCGTTTTACCGCAGAACCGAGTGAGTATCAATCTTACTTTTTAGAACCTCCGATTAAAAACGGAAAGTGTGATATGTACTGGGGGGAAGATGCGGAGTTTATTTGGAACCAATTAAAAGAAATAACCAATGAGAAAAAAGACAGCTAAAAAATTGCGTAAGTTGGCGCAAATGATTACCACGAATTCCCCAGACACAATGAAAAAAGTCTACAGAAGACTTAAAAAAACTTGGAATGAAACCAAATCTAAGTAACATTACTCTTATATGTGTTGATTGCGTAAACCACGGAGAAGCGGTAGCGGCTATAAGAAAAAGTATGGCCGAGTGCGACTTTGCATCTGTCAAGTTTATTACAGACAAGCCATTTGAGTTTGAGGGAATTGAAGTAATAAATATCCCGCCAATAAGGTCTAAGGAAGAGTATAGTCACTTTATGATTAAAGAGCTGTACAAGTATTTTAGTACAGACTATGTTCTTGTTATTCAGGCTGATGGTTATGTGCTGAACGGGAAGTCGTGGCTGCCAGAATTTTTGCATTACGATTACATAGGCGCACCGTGGACTTATCCCGATGGAAAAAATGTCGGTAACGGAGGATTTTCTATCAGGTCTAAAAAACTTCAATCAGCGCTTGCTCTTGATGATTTTATTGTTGCTACCGATCCCGAAGACCAAGCAATCGGTAGGCTTTACAGAGATTACTTAATAAAGTTTTATAAAATAACATACGCCCCAGAAGATTTAGCAGATAGATTTTCTTACGAGTTAAGAGCGCCGATTTACGATACGTTTGGATTTCACGGAAAGTTTCATAAGCCATACCAGCGAACTGTTGTAATTAAAAGAATGGCGTCAATGGGTGATGTCATTTTGGTAGAACCTGTATTGAGATATTTTCACAACAAAGGATATAGAGTTGTCTTAGACACACTTGAGCAGTTTTATATGCTTTTTGTTAACCACGACTTCCCCGTACATTTTTATAAAACAATAAATAAGAGGGTGCTTCATAACGCTGTTTACCACAACTTAGATATGTCTTACGAGTCTGTTCCTAAACAGAATAGGCTATTAACCTATTACCAATTTTGCGGTATCAAAGACGGGGAAATAAAAAATCCTAAATTATCTGTAGGTTTTGATATTGATGAAGGGACAAGACTTTTCCAAAAAGCTTGCATTATTCATCTTGAAGGAATTAGGCAAAGCGCAAGAGGTGTTTTTGGTGTGGACTGGGAAGATGTGGTGTCTAATTTACAATCAAAAGGATACACCGTTTTTCAAGTGGGTAAAAGAAATGTTCCGTTTATAAAAAATGCCATTTATTTAAATACCGTAAATGAAAACTTTTTGTGTTATGCAGTAGCGAGTGCTACTCTTTTCATAGGAATTGATAGTGGTATTAGCCACATAGCATCAGCGTTTAACATTCCTTCAATTATATTTTTTGGAAATACTAACCCAGAAATAGTTCACGTGGAACTTTCTAATAAAGTTATTCTTACAAATCATTCAGTCGATAACCCAATTTGTATGAAACCTTACTGTTGGCACGAACAGATAGGGGTTGAAAGCGAACCTTGTTATATTGACGCACAACTTCCCCCTTGCGCAAAATACACAACAGAACAAGTTATTAATTCAATAAAAATAATAGAAGATGCCAGCAGAGAGCAAAAAGATATTTCCTAAGATAGAAAAGTATTTAGTCGGAAACGTAGTTGATATTGGTTGTGGTGACGAGCCTGTTAAGGAAGGTGTCGTGGGAATTGATGGCCGTAGCTTCCCTTGCGTTAGCATTCAAACAAGTAGCTTGTATGATCTTGATACGCAATTTCCGGAGCTTGTTGATTCTTTTGATTGTTGTTTCAGCTCTCACGTACTAGAGCATCTGCCAGACTCTTTCAGAGCTATTCTTGAATGGTCAAAGCTTGTAAAACAGGGAGGATACTTTATACTATATCTTCCCGATGGCAATTATTATAACAACAGAGAGAACCTAGAGCATTTTCACGATATGAAGTACGCGGAGTTTATGTTTTGGTTTAGAAGAACCTTTTGCGGGGAGGCTTTAAACTTTACCGGAAAGCCCTATTTCCTTCCATATTTTGAGATAATCGAAGAAGGTCAGGATATAGGCCCAGACAAATATTCGTTTTATTTGGTGGCAAAAAAACTTTAACTTTGGATAAAGCATTAGGTATGCCTAAGTTGAGATTTAAAACAGCCGCTTGGTCTCGTAAAGAAGGTAAAAATCCGCAAGGGGGGTTGAACGCTAAAGGTCGCGCTTCTTATAAAGCCGAAACTGGAGGTACATTAAAGTCTCCTGTAAAATCTGGCGACAATCCTCGCAGGGCAAGTTTTCTTGCCCGTATGAGCGGGATGCCCGGCCCTGAATATAAAGATGGAAAACCAACCCGCTTGCTTCTTTCGTTAAGAGCGTGGGGCGCGTCATCAAAGGCAGACGCAAAAGCAAAAGCTAAAAATATTTCAGAAAGAAATAAAAATAAAAAATAATGAGACCGGATAAAAATTATTACAAACTAACAGATGATGCACCTACCGCAGAAGACAAAAAGCGTGAAGCTGGTTTGGCTGCTGAATTAGAGAAAAAAGCAAAGTCTGAAAAGCCTGTAGTTAAAAAAACTGTTATTGTAAAAAAGTTGGTTATTAAACCAAAGCAAGAAAAACCTCTTAGTAAAGAAGAAAGAGAAAGTGGAATGGAAGAAGCGTTAAATGCTGAAGATTTTTACGGAGAAAAAAAGGCTGCTGACTTTATGAAGAAAAAGGTTTCTGATGCTGTTAGAGACGCGCAAAGTGAAAAGATTATTGAGGAAATGAAGAAAAGAGGTTTTGGCAAGGGAGGGAAACTTGTCACAGGACTTAACAAGAAGAGGTCATAATTTCCCCTGCACAACACAAACAAAAACAAAACATATTTATGAAGGCCGTAGAAGGCAAAGTTGTTATTAGCGTAGACCACGAAAGTAAAAATAGTTACACATTCGAAAATGGTCTAAAAATAAGACTTGAAAGAAACTGGAACAATCTCAACAAAAGAGAGACGCATCCAGTTAATGCTATTGTCATTGATGGGGACGGGTTAAAGCCGGGTAGTGAAATACTTATACACCCCAATATGACTCACGATACTTATAAGATTCACAACCACACCGCGCTATCTGGTGCTGTAGAGGGAAGTGACATTAAGTATTATTCTATTCCGGCAGAGCAATGTTATGCGTGGTACGATGAAGGAGAATGGAAGCCTTTAAAAAACTTTGATTTTGCGCTTCGTGTTTTTAAACCTTACGAAGGAACAATAGAGGGTATTGATCCAACTTTAATGCCGGATATTCTATATGTAACAACGGGAGAATTTAAAGGCAAAATAGTGCATACCCTAAAAGCTTGTGACTATGAAATTATATTTCAAGGAAAGCAAGGAAGAGAAGAAAGTTTAATTAGGTTCCGTCACTTCCCAGACGAAGACAATGAAAGAGAAGAGGTTATTGCTGTTCGGGAAGACTTGACAGAGCTACTAAATAAAGGCAAACTATACGTAGGACTTACACCTACTTCATCAAAACCAATTGTATGACAGATGCTGCAAAAAAAATACTTGAAGACAGAATTGCGGAACTTGAAAAAGAATTAGAAGGGTATAAGAATAGCGGAGTAGCCAAGCTCTACTATAGTCTTCAGCGTAAAGCAAACGAGATGGCTGACCTTTTAAATAGCGTCAATCTTAAGAACGTAAACATTGATGACGCTAAAGACAAAAGCTTTGAGCGTATTTTTAAGATACTTGAAAAGAGTAGCGCGGTTAGTGAGTCAATACGTTCACTAAGCGAAAGCATACCCGGAATGAAAAAGGAAGAGAAGAAACCATTTTTAGATAGAATTGCTGATATAAGAGATTAACTATGGCAAAAGCAAAATCAGGTTCGGACGCAAGAAAAGTTGTCTTTTACAAGACTAAAGGAGGAAAAGCGCAGAAATCAAGAAACAAGCGCGATAAAAGGTCTGTGATAAGTAGAGGACAGGGCGGTAAGAAGTAATTATGGCTAATCAGGAACTAATATACGGAACCCATTGCCGGATTCCAGATGTTCCCCCGCACAAGCAAATTCTTAATTGGGACAAACCAAAAGAAGAGCAGATGTGGGTTCGGGAAGAACTGCCTGAGTTCTTCGACAAGGTTCAGTATACAAAGAGCGGAGATTTAATACTTACAGAAGAACAAGAGGAGTTCGCGATTAGAGAACTTCAAAGATGCAAACGAGGAGTCTGGGTATATATATATGGTAAGCCCTATTTTATTACCAAGAAGTATTACTTCTATTTACAATGGTGGACGCTGGAGGACGGCTCTCGTCCTGAGTACAGGGATTGCGATAGACGTTATTTTACATTCTTAGAGCATTGGGAAAACACGCCTTGGGCTTTAGGGGTTATACGAAGCAAAAAGCGCCGTGAGGGTGCGTCTTCCCAAGCCACATCAAACCTAGTTTACGAGGCGATATTTTTTAAGAACTCAAACTGCGGTCTTGTATCAAAGTCTAATGAGGACGGAAGGTCTACGTTTACGGAGATGGTTGCCTATGGTTATAGGCAATTACCAGCGTTTCTGAAACCGAAGCAGATTAACAGAGAAGATAGCGTAACCGAACTTGTGTTTGCTCAAAAGGCATCAAGCGTAAAAGAAGGTGTTGCCGAGACTCAAAAAGAGGATGAAGGTAATAGGTCAAAGATTAACTACCGCGCGCCTGTACTAAACGCATACGATAGAGGTCGTATGAGCCGTCTACTATTAGATGAGTTTGGTAAGCTTGAAAAAGAGGTGCAAGCATCCCAGTTATTTGCGATTATTTCAAAGACGCTTGTAAAGGGTGTTAAGAGAGTGGGTTTTGTAGAGATGCCTTCTACGGTTAACAAGATGTCTAAGGGGGGTTCTGAGTTTAAGTTGCTCTGGGAAAACGCGGATCTCAATAAGAGGATGCCCACGATTAACCGACTTGTTAGGTATTTTAGCCCAGCATACGATGGATACGAGGGTTTTATAGATAAGTACGGTTTTTCTGTTATGTCTTCCCCGACACCCGAACAAAAACAGTATCTAGTAGAAAAGTGGGTAGTAAAGGATGAAGATGGAAATACAATAAGTGAGATTAGCGAAGAAGATATAGAATTAGGCTCTAAGGCGTATATATTAAAGAGACGCGAGGGAAGAACTGGCGATGACCTTGAGGAAGAGATAAGGATGAACCCCTGCAATGAGGTTGAAGCCTTTATGTCGGCAAATGCTGACTGTATCTTTAATGTTGTAAAGCTAAACGAGCAAATAGAGAAATTAAAGGAAAACCCCGTTCATAAGAGAAAAGTTATCTTTTACAGGGACGAAGTGAACCAATCCGTAAGGTGGCGAGATGCAAATAGTTCAGAAAGCTTTGCGTGGGAGTTTGTGGGTGACCTAAATCTGAAAGGAGAAGCAAATAAGCACTATTACGATAATGGCACGAAAAGGCCGTCCAGAACCGATTCTGGCGTGATTGGGGTAGACGGATACTCAAACTCTCAGGGCGGTAAAAGGTACGGCTCAAAGGCTTCGGCGTGGGTTTATTCAAAGTACGATATCCGAGATCCGCTTAATACGGGCTTATTTACGGGACACCTGTACGGAAGACCTGCCGAAAAAGAAGACCTGCATAATCAAATCCTTCTTGCCGCCGAATACTTAGGCTATCAGGTTTATTACGAGTTTGTGTCAGACGATTACTATACCTATTTTAAAAATAGAGGAAAACTAGGTTATTTAGCAAAGTTTCCGACTAACGCAATTGATCCAAGTAGGCGCAAGGCGGCAGAAAGACATTACGGCTTCCCTGTCACCGATTTTGCTATGACGAAGCAGAACGATTCAATGATTAGCTACGTGGAACATTACTGCGATAAGATATACTGGATAGAGCTTTTGGAGGATTTGAAGAACTACGAACCTTCCAAGCGTACTCCGAGTGACCGAACCGTTTCAGCGATGATTGCACTTGTCGCGGGACTCGAACCGATATACAAGCCACCACTTCCCCCAACACCCTTAATAAAAATATATCCAAATACGGCGCCAGTATAATTAATTTTTTTCGTAAAAAAGAATTATATTTGTTGTGAGTAAATATGCAAAGTAATGCAGGATTATTCCGCGCAACCCCTAAAGACGTTTCAACTTGATAAATTAACTATCAAAGAAAAGTCTGATTGGAACTACGGTAAAAGATTAGCTCAGTATATTGATTCTACTATTCGTGGTGGAATCTCAAGTTATTTTTGGGTTAGAAATGCTCGCTGGAGAACGAATCGCGGTTATGCAAATGGTCGCGTTCCAATGAGTAAATTCCAAGACTTACTTGAGTTTAATGGTAAAGTTAATTACCTAAATATTAACTGGCAATCAATAAACATTGTTAATCGTGTTGTATCTGGTCTTGTAGGAAGATGGATGGGAAGAAGTGAGAAGATACGTGTTACCGCTACCGATTCTCTTTCAACAAAACAAAAACAAGAAGAGTTTGAGAATTTAGAGTTCATTCTTGAAAACCGTGAGTTGCTTGAAAAATTACAAGCGGAGTCTGGTGTTCAAATTCTTCCTCAAGGCGAACAAATTCCAGAAGATAAAGAAGAATTAAAACTTTGGCAATCTCAATTTCAAAGACTTCCTGAAGAAATTCAATACGAATTAGGTTGCAACGATGTGCTTGCAGCTAACGGATGGTTTGATACACTCAAAGAAAAAATGTTGCACGATAGTGCAGAGACGGGTTTTGTGGCTACATACACTTGGATGGATGACAATGGTGTTATTCACGTAGAGTGGTTGAAGCCAGAAAACTGCTTCTATTCTTACTCAAACTATCCTGACTTTAGAGACACAACGTGGAGAGGTGTTATTCGTACTTACAAGATTAGTGAGTTACGCCGTAAATACGGAACAGAGTTTGGCGGAAAGATTAACGAAGAAGAGTTGTGGAAGATGGCTCAGTTCTCTAAAGAGTTTCAGCTTTACGATAATATCACTTGGCTTACAGAATGGAACGTAACCTTCCTTCGTCCTTACGACGAATGGAACATTGATGTTTTAGAATTTGAGTTGAAGACTGTTGACAGCGATGATTACACAGTTGTTACAACTAAGAAGAATAAGTCAACACTTGTAAAGAAAGGTCGTCCTGAAAAACCTTCAGAAAACGAAAAAGTTATTTCTGATACAAAGTGGAATATATATCGCGGCGTATTTTGTCGTCCTACAAATACAATGCTTGAGTGGGGAATTAAAAAGAATATGATTCGCCCACAAGATCCAAAGGAAATTGGAAATGCGGAGTTCTCTTATACCTTTTATATGGCACAGAACTACGACATGACTTCCCTCGCAGTACCAGAAAAAATTCAGGAACCCGTTGACCAAATGATTATTGCTCGTCTTAAGATGCAACAATTAGTGGCAAAGATGCGTCCAACAGGTGCAGCAGTTAACTGGGATGCACTACAAAATATTGATTACGGTCTAGGAGACGCTAACAAAGGAATCGATGTCAAAAAGCTTTACGATCAAACCGGGGACATTTATTATCGTGGACGTGACGCCGAAGGGAATCCTGTACCTGTACCGATTACAGAACTTTCAAATTCTGGCTTTTTGTCCCAGCTTCAGGGCTTGATACTTCTTTATGACAAGCACTACCAGATTTTAAAAGATGAGTTGGGGGAAGATCCGAACCTCATTTCTAGCGCACTTCAACCAAGAGTTGCCGTATCTAATATCAATACAGCGGAACAAGTAGCTCAATTTGCTACTGATTATTTTTATTGGGCCTATACAAACTGTATGGCTGATACAGCCAAAAAGGTGGCTTCTCTTTTGAAGACATCGGTTCAGTACGGCTCAAGCGTGTATAGAGAAATTTTAAAGTCAGATGATGTAGCAGGAAGAATCTTTAATTCAAGAATCCAAATGCTACCTGACCAGTATGAGTTATCTCGTTTTGATGCGATGCTACAACAGGCTATGGCGTCTTCCCCAGACCTCGTACTATTCCTTGATCCTTTCCAGATAATGCGTGTGGCAAAAGAAGATGTGAAACTAGCGGAGGCGTTATTTAGAAGGGCGCAAAAGAAAATGATTATATATAATCAAAACAAGTTGGCTCAGAATCAAGAGATGACGATTCAAGGGCAAATACAAGCGGCACAAGTATCAGAGCAAGAGAAACGCGCAACAAAGGAACAAGAAGGCTTAATGGACATCAAGCGCGCTCAAATGACCGCAGAGGCCCAGAATAGAACCGCCGTACTACAGATGGCCACAGCCGCTTATTTAAAATCAATGGAAACAGGTATGCCAATACCAGCCGAAATAAAGCCATTAGTGCAAGCAGTAATGGAAAATGTTGGATTGGCTGCTATTGTTTCTACAGAAGAACAAAAACAGGCTATAGCTGCTCAAATGCAGGCTGCTGCCGCACAACAAGAGCAAATGATGCAACAGGGTGCGGGGGAACAAGTGCCACAGGAGCAAATGCCTGAAGAACAACAACCAGAACTTCCCCAACAATAAAATAATAAAAAATGCCAACATTATCACTCGTTAACCAAGTAACATCTCAAGCCCTTCGCGGGGAAGATGTTATTGTAACACTTAGTTCAGCAGCATTAAGCAATTTAGCTTCTCTTCAAGTAGGGCAATACTGCCAAATATCAGGACTTGCTGTATACGGAACTGTTGCTCGCGTAGATAGCTACGGAACAACTTTTGAGATTAGTCCTATTCAGCCTGACAAAACATTTGCTTCTACGCCCGGTTATCTTGCTTCAGGCCAAACTATACTTGTAACAACCTAAAAAATATAATATGTCAGTACAAATAGTATTAGATGTTACCGCAGATTTCAACGCAGATTCAGATGTAAAACTGGATACTGGCGGATTTGATTACGCAATTGTTCAGTTGGTAAGTCCAAGCGGCACAGTAAATTTCTTGCACACCAATGATTCTGGAGATATTCAGAGTGTGTCAGACGGTTCGGCTGTTTCGGCTACAAACTTTGTTTCTGTTCAAGGAACAAACTTAGCGTCTGGAACTGCCGTGACTTCCCTCGCAGCATCAGGACTTGTCCGTTTTGGATATATCGGGCGTTTCCTTCAGCTTTCCGGAACTTCAGTTACAGCTACAAAAGTATTAGTAAGACTTTACAAAATCTGTTAATGAAGCTAAAGGTAAGACTTAAAGCGGGTGGAGAAAACCACGTTATCTATAAAAAAACAAGTCCTACCGGAATCGGCAAAGGGGTGAAAGGTCATATTATGGTTAATCATCCAACAACAGATAAGGGGAAGTGGGACACGATAGATCTTACTGAAAAAGCCGGAGCAAAGACAGTAAAAGAAGGGGCAGCGGCAACAAAAAAATGGCACAAAGAAAATCCTTATAAAAAATGAAAAAGGTAAAGCTTAAAGTAAAAAAGAAAGGCCAAAAACCTATTGAGTTCAAGGCGGGCGCACTTCGCGCTCAACTTGGAGCTAAAGAAGGAAAGAATATTCCTGAGTCAAAGATGAAGGCTGCTGAAAGTGGAGCGTATGGAGAACTTGCTAAAAAGCGTGCTTTATTTAAGAAGAACGTCTTAACAGGTAAGAAATGAAACTAAGAATAAAAAATAATAAAAAAAGAGCGCGTGACATTAGGGAAGGATATGCGCCAACCGAAAATAGGGAAACGCATCTTATGGGTTTATGGGATTCCGAAGATAAAAAGGGTAAGCCTAAGTATATTGTTGCCCCAACAATTCGGCCTATAAATAAAGAAGGGAAATATGTTCCGCAAACTCTTGATGAGGCATATAATAGAAATGAGGTTTTTGAGTTTAAGAATAAGAAAAAAGCAGAAAAATTTTCTTTTGGTAGTTGGAAAAAAGGGGAAGCTAAAAAAGATGCAATGAAAGACTATAGGGATTATAAAAAAGAGCAGAAATGAAAAAGATGATTAAGAGAGCGGACGGAAGTTATTCCCAATACGGTCTTTGGGATGCAATCCGTGCCAACAAAGGAAGCGGAAAGGCGCCAACTAAGGAAATGCTTAAGCAAGAGAAAAAGATTAAACTAAGAACTAAGAAAGAGAAAAAGTGATGGATAAGCCAAAGCCTAAAATAAAATGGGAGCATAGTATTAAAAATCCCAAGAATGAGGAATATGTAAATGAGGTTGCTTTTAATTTAGGTAAAAAAATTAAAAATGTTACTCAGGATGAATTTAATCAAAGGTATAGTATAAAAAAGGATTCTACTTATTATGATATACCTAAAGTAAAAATAAGAATTAAAAAACAAAAGTGATGGCAATTACAGCTAAAATCAGAATGTCCGGGGAAGATATGAAAGCCAAGTCTTCCCTCACACCCGAAGAAATTCGTGACAGATTATTTTACTTCCGCGATGCGGCGCACGACTTCCATCACCAAACAAAAGGTGGCTGGGAACACGATGCTTTAGGTAAGTTATACGAAGCTCTTGACGAGTTTGCCGATGACATTACCGAAGAGATTATGGGATATATGGATGGAAAACGTCTTGGAGGTTTAATGAGAATCCCTGCTCCTAAATACGGAGGACACGAATCATCTGTAAAGCTTGTTAAAGACCTTATGGATTTTGCTTATGAGCTATATGAGTATGGCGGAGAAAAGAAATTTTGCAGCATAGAAAATAGAGCGCAAGATTTAAGTGGACTTGGAGCAAAAACAATCTACCGCTTAACCTTAAGCTAATTATTAACCTAACATATATTTATGTCAGAAACAAACAACAACGCGCAAGAAAATGTACAAGAATCTGTACAGGAAACTGTACAGCAACCCACGCCTGCTTTCAATCCGTTTTCGGATGATAGTTGGGCGCCAACGCCTGTAACGCCACAACAGCAACAACAAGAACCCGCCGCAGAAACACAGCCTACCACGACTTCCCCCGACACTCAAGAAGAATACGAGGAAGAAATAGTAGACGCAGACGAATGGCTAAAGACACAATTTGGATGGGAGAACGCAGAATCAGCAAAAGCAGAAATTGAAGAATTAAGAAAGCTTCGCGAAAACGCAACAACCCAATCTGAAATCGAATTTGCTAATGAGCAAAGCGCAAAGTTCTTTAAGTTATTACAAGAAGGAAAAGAAGATGACTTATACTCTTTCCTAGATCAAAAGAAAAAAATTGATAGACTTGCTTCCGCAGACCTTGATAACGCTACCGCATCGGAGATTATCAAGTTAAATATGCAACAGAAGTACAAGGACTTGACACCTTCTGAGATTGAGTATAAATTCAATAAACAGTTTGGCATCCCTTCCCGCCCCGTACAAAAAGACGTAGAGACGGATGAGGAATACCAAGAACGCTTCTCCGCGTGGGAAAGCAGAGTTAAAGACATCGAGACAGAAATGTTCATCGAGGCAAAACTTGCAAAGCCCGAATTGGAGAAATATAAAAGTGAGCTTATTTTACCAGATATACAATTTGAAGGAACTCAACAGAGTTACGAGCCTAGCCAAGAGGAATTGGACGCTCAAGTAGCTTTAATAAATTCCTTCAAGCAAAATGCGCAGTCCGCTTTGAAATCGTTTGATGGTTTTTCGGTTTCGGTAAAAGACGAGGAAGTTGAAATACCGCTATCATACGCCGTATCAGATGAAGAAAGAAACGCGGTGGCTTCGCAATTGGAAAGATTTGCTGATTCTAATTTTGATGCTAATGTCTTACTGGCAGAAAGATGGCTTAAGGAAGACGGGAAAGGAGGGTATGATATCAATACCCAACAGGTCGTAAGAGACCTTGCTCTTCTTAATAATGAAGGGCGCGTTAATCAAAAGTTTGCTAATGATGCAGCGGCTAAAAGGTTGTCTGAGTATATTAGAAAAACTAGCAACGTAACCGTGAATTCCCGGACAGCACAAAGCACATTTAACCCAGAGCAGAGAACAGAATTAGATAAGCAGATTGACTTTATTTGGAAGAATGGCTAAAAAACCAATTTTCAGAACAATTAAAAATTAAAAAAAATGGCTCTTGGAATCCCTACCTCGAACATCCTTCAGCCGGGTAATATAAGTTTAACCGGTGGTGTTACGAGACAATTGGTGTCCGATCTTCAACTATTGACACCTCAGTACTACAAAAACTACGTTGAAAAGTATGGTAGCGAAGACTTCACTTGGTGGTTAGCTACTTACGGAGGAATGGAAGAGGTTAAAAACCGTGATTATTTCTGGTTTGAAAACCGTGGTAAATTGATTACTGGCGTACAAGCTGCTGCTAACGTAGCTGCTACTGCTGGTAACACTATTACCCTTACTCTTGCTGCTGGTTTCCACTACAACAGCGGAACTCAGTCTCCTCTACGTGTAGGTGAAACTGTACGTGTTGCTTCTACTAACGTAGAAGGTCAAATCCTGAGCGTGAACTCAACTGTTCCTTCAGCTTTCACATTCACAGTTCGTCCAAAAATCTCTACTCAATCTTTGGCATCTGCTGGTAGCGGTAGCTTCCTTGCTACAGATGTATTGATCTTCGGTGGTATTATGGACGCTGGTGAAGCTTCTTCTACAAACGCTCCAATGATTCAGTTGGACGAGAAGTACACTAACAGCATCACTGAAATGCGTGAGACTTTCAGCGCAACTGACCTTGCAGAAATGACCGAAGTGTATTACACAGGTGGTTTCTCTGGTGATGTTCCTGCTGGTGGTGCTCAAGCCGGGACTTCCCTCTTCACCCTAAAAGGACTTGTAAAATCAAATGTTCGCTTCAAGGATGATGTAGAAATGAAGTTAATGCGTGGTAACATCGTAAACAACTCTGGTTTAACAACCACTACTTCAGTTGGTTCTGAGGGTATCATCCCTAAAGTTCTTGCTGATGGAGAAACAGTTGGTTACACTCCCGGAAACCTAGATATCGCTAAGTTGCACGAAATCACTCGTATCATGGACGTGAACGGATGCACAAGCGAGAATATGTGGTTGCAGGATATCTATCAAAACCAGAACTTCTCTGATGGTCTTTTCGCCGCTTTCCCTGCTGGTGCTTGGGTTTGGGGTAACAATGAAAAGTCTGAAGAGGCTGCTATCAACTATGGTTGTAAGTCAATCAGCATCGATGGCTACTTGTTCAAGGTTAAGAAGTATCGTCCTTTCAACACAGAGTTCTTATCTGGTGTAACTCCGACTACAGACTACTTCCGTAACTTCGGATTAATCTGCCCTCAAGGTGAAACTCGCGATGCGAAAGATGCAAGCAAGCTTTACAAGAATATCACCATTATGTATCAGCAACCTCCAAAAGGTGGTACTATTGGAAATGGTATCCGTGTATGGCAATGGGGTGGTGGCTCTCAGAATCCTACTACAGGAACAATGAACGACAACGTGGAAATGATAACCTATAGAGGCAGTCGTGTAGCGGCAGCCAACCAGTTTGTCATCCTACAAGGTTCATAATTTGGGTTAGTTTTATGGGAGGCGGGGAAATCCTGCCTCCCTCTTTAAAAACCGCCCGCGTATTGCGGGGTGTGCAACTTAAATGGTAAACAATTAAAAGTCAAAACAATGGCAAAATTATCAGATGTTCAGTTCGCTTTACAAGGGGAAAATCCGGGTGTTCCCCAACATCGTCAACATCACGATGTTGCAAAACCAGTTCTTGTAGATGAGCTAAAACAGGCTCAAGCTAATAGAGAGGTGAAATATCACATCTTTAAATTAGTAAATAATACAAGAAAAGGTGGCGTTCACGTTCCGGGAATTGATGACGTAATAAACCCAGCAACAGGTAAAATGGAGCGCGTAAGACTTCTTTCTGGTGTAGACACAATCTGGCTCAAAGAGCAAAAAGATGTGACTCCTGAATACGCGAGAAATAACCAACGCTCTCTTACTTTCCTTCGCGGGACAAAGATTTTGCGCATCCCTGAGTGGGATCATACCGCTCTCGAATACGCACGTATTACAAAGCATAACATTGGCGCTCCTTCCAATAGAACAGGAAGCCACTTTGAATTTTACGAGTACAACCCTGCGCGCGAGCAAGAAGAAATGCTTAAGCGTGAGGAACTTGAAATTGAAATGGCTATCATTGCAAAAGGAATGGATGCAGAAAAGATGCGTAAACACGCCGCTTTCTTAGGTCTTCGATTGGTAGATGATTTGGGTATGCCTAAGACAGATGACGGAATACGCAGAGAATATATCGTGTACGCAAAGAGATACCCTGAGTATTTCCAGCGCACCGTTGAATCAAGAGAGGTAGAATACTCTTGGCTTATCAAGAGAGCTATCATTGATGCGAAGATTGAAATTGGTCGTGAGCCGGGACGAGTTTACTGGGCAAACGGCGGAGGACTTATCGGTTCTTACGCAAAGAGCGAAAACCCAGAAAAATATCTTCTCGACCTTGCATTAACCAATAGTGAGGAAGGTAGAATTTTTAAAGAAAGACTACAACAATTAGGATAAAATGTACAACATAAACGACGTATACAATTTGGTGCTATACATAACCGGAAAAAACTTACAGCAAGGTTACGTAAGCCCTTCCGATTTTAACAACACAATGAATATAGCCCAAAAAAGCTATGTCGCTTATTTGTTAGGTAATTTTCAACAATATCAGCCGGGGCGTCCTGTCGCAAGAGTCGAGTTTGGCCAAAATTCCGTTGTGCGGCAGCGCCTCGCGCCGATAATTTATGAATCATTTTTAACCGTAGACGGTAACGGGTATTCCCCCTACCCAAGCGCAGCCTCACAAGTCCCAAGCAACGGAGACTACCTGCAAACAGATGCAATGTGGAGCGCTTACGGATATGAAAGAATAAGAGAAGTTCAGCAGCACTATTTCTACTCTATTTACAATAGCAAGATTGATCCCGTTGCAAGCTGGCCCGTTTATATGATTAAAAACGATGGCTTTCAGTTTGCGCCCTTTAATATTGGTCAGGCAAGAATATCTTATGTTATCGAGCCACCAGATATGATTTGGGGTTACACTTTAGATGGTAATGGAGTTCCGGTTTACAATGCAGCAACAAGCGTTCAGCCCGTGTGGGATATGGCAAGTATTCTTGAGATTATCGTTAGGGCTTTACGAATAATTGGCGTAAATTTGGATTACAATCAGGTTAACAATTATGCTAATCAGGTTCAGTTTCAAGGTCAATAGTTAAATAATTTTATAAAATGCTGAGGTCGCAATTTATTGAACAAATTCTCAGACAGGTTTACGGAGGGTACGTACAAGAGGACTCTTCAATTACCCCAATGCTTGTCAATCAATATATTGACCAAGCCATAGCTTTTGCTGCGAAGACTAACTACAATGATAATTTACGCTTGGATGGAGTAGCGTATGTAAATAATTCATTCTATACTACGTTTAAAGATATTGCGATAAGCAGAGATGGAGACCTGTGGAAAGTAACACTTCCGCAAGTACCTGTAGGAATTGGGGCAAATGAGGGGATATCTACTTTCCAAGTTAAAGATAATTTAGGCAGATTATCACTACCGTGTATTCCCCTAACAGAAAATCAAAAAACTTATTTTCAAAGCCTACAAACTCCTCCCTTTAAGCCTCTTTATTATGTTGAGGGAAATCTTGCCTATATTGTAACAAATATTTTATTAAATAGTTACACAGCAACAATAACACTTGTTAGCGGAGGAAACTCTTCTGACCTTAATAGCAACTTAAATGTACCCGGAGATTATATTCCAATTATGATTGAGTATATTCAAAAGCAGTTGTTATTAATGAAGCAGACTCCAAAAGATTTAGCTAACGATGGTTCTGATTTACCTGTAAATTAACACTATGCAGCCGATACGTAACAATATCCTAGTTAAACCTTTCCCTCCAGATAGCATCAGCGAGGGGGGCATATTTGTACCCGAATCAGCAAGAAAAGAAAGCAATAAGATGCTTGTTATTGCTACGGGAAATGGCAGTAGAGAAAGAAAGATGCCTTTTAAAAAAGGAGACGTTGTATTCCGTGTGAAGGACTGGGGCGAACCGATAGATATTCACGGAGAAAGACATTACATAATGGATCAAAATGCAATCATAGCAAAAGAGTAGTAAGATGGCAGTACAAAACAGACAATGGGTAAGCCTAGATGAAGCGATTTACGCCTACTTGGATGAATCCGAGCAGGGGAATCATAAGTATTTCAAGCTTTGGAATCTTGCTTACCGAGCATTAACAGAACTCGGTTTGGACTTCTTTTTTGCTATCAAGTCTGTAAAGCTTCCTGTTAATCCAAACCTTACGGTAACACTTCCCGCAGACTACCTAAATTACTCAAAAGTAGGCATACTAAACGCACAAGGGGAAATTATCCCATTAATGGTTAACAACAACCTAACCACAGCCTTTGATATGCAACCATCACGCCTTGCGCAAACGCAAGATCCAACCGTATTCACAGGATATAGCCCACAAGGAATTGTTTGGTGGAACTACTGGAACGGATACGGATTATCTAACTTATACGGTCTTCCAAGTGGTAGCCCTTTTGTGGGTTCGTTTAAGATTGATAACGCAAATGGAGTGATTGTACTTGATGAAAACTTCGAGTACGAGTACATAATGCTTGAGTACATTTCTACTCCGCAGCAGGGACAGGACTACTTCTTCCCCGTACAATTTAAAGAAGCAATCATCGCCTATCTAAGGTGGAAAGATATTATTAGTATCCCTTCTTCTCGCAGAGGAAGTCTTGGAGATAAAAGAGACAGAAGAGTGGAATACTATAACGAAAGAAGAGTCGCTATCGCAAGATACGATCCTGTGCGTCTGAACGACCTTTATGAATGGAACCTCCGTAACCAACGTCTGGGAATTAAATCATAATAAGAATGGTTGATGTAAAGCGTTTTTCTGGGGTAATGAATTTAGACGACAAGCCGGAAAACATACTCGGCCCCCAACATATTGATGCCCTAAACCTTCGTTTTTACGGAGGGCAAAACGGGCTTACTGCGGAAAACGTAAAAGGTAATTACATTATACCTAATTCACAACTTCCCGCTAACGGAACAAATATTTGCATAGGTTCTTATTATGATAGAGTAAATCAGCTTATTTACTTTTTTAATTATAACAGTCAGGGAAATCACGGTATTTATACTTTAAATGTTAATACGGAAGCAATCACTAAACTTTTTTTGTGTAATACAGATAGTGTCGGAGATGTTCTTAATTTCAATGCAAACTATCCCGTTCACTCAGTTTCCTTAGTATATCGTGATCCGGGGCAAGGGAATCTTTTGTACTGGACTGACGGGTACAATCCTCCGAAGTATCTAAATGTGGATACCGTATCTTCCCTCGCACCCTTCTCATCTGATATGCTAACAGCGGCAAAAAATGCTCCGCTAACGCCTCCGGTAGCAGAATATAAAAGCGATACAACGGTTACTACAAATAATTTAAGAAAGAAGTTATTTAGATTTTCTTATCGATGGGTATATGAAAACGGAGAAAAGTCAACATTTTCACCAATATCCGCCGTTCCTCTTCCCGTAAACGGATACAACCCTAACACTTCTAATAACGCAACCCAAAATAACTATATTGAAGTAGAGGTTTACTCTGGGGGAAATGATTGCAAAACAATAGAAATTGCAGGTCAAGTAAACATAAACAATACTTGGAGTGACTTTTTCACAATTGACAGCATTAATTTAGAGCAGTACCAATTACCTACTAATTCAAGTTTTGCTTATAATTTTTATAATAACGGAGCTTATGTAAATGTACCTGTAGAAGAAAGTGATTTATATTTTAGTTACCTACCAAACCTAGCAAATACGCTTGAGTTGCTTAACGGAAATACAATTATATACGGAGGAATTACCGAAGGTTATGATGCTATTGCTAGGGAAGATGTGGACGTCACACTTACAACGGGTGTAGGCAATCCTAATATACCAAGTATATCATTTTCTTATACTGGCCCTAATTCTTTTAATGTAATTATAGGCTCTACTATAACCGCAGGAGCTGCATATACTGTTTATTTTACTTACAATTCAGGTACTGCTGGAGATGCTTCTCCGAGAAACGTAACTTACACTACAGTTGGCGGCGATAATATTGATGATGTAGTCGCTGGATTAAAGGCTTTGATACAGGGATCAAATATTTCTGTAGACGATTTCGGAACATCAGGCGTTTTTAGAGTTTTTACATCAACATTTGCAGGAACAATTACCAATGTTGCGGTTAGCGTTTCTACTGTTGGAAGCGAAGTAGCGCAAGCTTCTTGGAAGTGGAGCTGCCCTCAAAGACTTGGATTAGTATATTTCGATGAGTTTGGCAAAACAAATGGAGTAGTTTCTTTTGTTTCTGATTCTGACATTGATACAACTGATTTTGCGGTTACAACACCTTTGTTTAGCGTATCGTCAAATGTTCCCCAAGTTCCATTTATAGCAGCATCAATAAACCACACCCCTCCTGAATGGGCGGTAGCTTATCAATGGGTGCGCGCTGACTTAAAGCCTACAAGTTTTATTTATTGGGTAACAAATGATTTCTTAGATCCCGGAGACGGTTTTTTATATTTCTGTATTCAGAATTTAACGTACCAGCAAACGCAAAACACTGGTTTTGTTCCTTCGTATGAATTTGCGGAAGGGGATAGGGTTAGAGTAATTGCCGCTTATACTGGGGGTAATTTCGTGCCTTATGTAAACGGTTCTGGCGCGCCTCTTCAGCTTGATATGGAAATTTTGGGAACCGCTCAAAAGGCTATGACGGCCCCAAATAGCGGAAATGGAATTTTTTTAAAAGTTACAAAGCCGTCAACGCTGCCTACATCTTTTACAGATATTACAAAGCTTATAGAGATATACACTCCAAAGGCTGTTGTTTCTGACGAAAGTCAATTCTTTTTTGAGTTTGGTCAAAAGTATGATATCTACACTTCCGCAGGAGTAAGATACCACAGAGGACAAACAGGAGACCAGACAGCAACTAATCCAGCTACTTTCCAATGGTTTGAGGGAGATATTTATTACAGAGAAAGAGGTTGGTTTATAAGCAACGTAGCTACTTCTGTTACGTCTGAATATTTTATGGACGCTAATTACAATGATTACTTCCCTAGCGCTGTAAACTCAAACGGAAGAACTTGGACTATTAATCCTGATGCGCAAACTATCTATAATCAAGCGATGGTTCGCTGGGGTGGTCAATACGAACAGGGAACGGACGTAAATAATCTTAATATATTTAGACCAGCAGATTTTGATGAGGCGGATAGGTCAAAGGGAGCGATACAGAGATTAATGGTTGAGGATAGGATTTTATATGTTTATCAACAGCGAGGCGTAGGAATGTATGGTATCTATGCTAAATACGTTCAAGATAATGCTGGTCAAGCTATTTTAACCACTACCAATGCTATTATTACAACCAATAATATAAGGTATTTGGTGGGAAATTACGGACTTGGCGATCAGCCTTGCAGTTTGGTTAGAGGTAAAAATGTCCATTATTTTGTAGATCCAGTTAGAGGTTATCAAGTAAGAAGAGCAACCGATGGACTTACTCCAATATCAGAGCTTTATAAGGGGCAATTTTATATAAGAGATTTAATTACTCCGTATAATAAAAATTACGAAACTACAAATCTTGTAAAGTCCAAAATACTTGGCACGTACAATTTTTTTGATGAAGAATATGTTTGTTCTTTAGAAGGTGGAGACTTGTATCCGTCTAATAGACTGTCAATCGTTGACAATGGAGTTATTACTAATGGGGATATTAATACACCTTCTACTTTATATACTCCTTTTTCTGGCAATACAGGGCCGTTTACGTTTATTGTTTCTTTTGATGGGACTCCTCTAACCGGAGATGTAGTGCATTTTATTCTTAGGTTAAATTATGGCCCAGCTATTGACTTCCCTATTGTTGTTTTAGCAGGATGGACTATAACAGATATTATTAATGCAGCGGTAGCCGCTATTAACCCTTCGGGACAATTTAGCGCAACTTCAACTACTTACGGAGGATTTCCCGCTATCCAATTTGGTGCTGATGTTGCGGGAACTGTTATTACAGGGGAAAGTTCTATAGAGTGGCCTGCCGTTATTAGTACATTTACGGGAACTCCTCAAACGGGGGACGAGGTAACTATTAGTGTTTCCGCAGATCCGCCATCGCCACCACTTCCCTATACAAACTTCACATATACTTTCGGAGCAGGGAATACTATTAACGATATGATTACGTCCCTTGTTGCAACTATTAATGCGGGAGGTAATTTTACAGCGACAGCAGTAACCTATAATGGCAATCCCGGATTTACGGTAAGAAAGCTTACTACAAGTTATATCTACGGAGGTTCTTCATTGTCGCTAGAAGCCTTAAGCACGATTTCCCCCTACACATTCTCCTTCAATGAGTTACGAAACGGATACACTTCCTTTTTTAGCTATTACCCCGAATGGATGGATAACGCTCAAGAGCTTATTTACACTTGGAAAAACGGAGAGCTTTACAAGCACGACAACACGACAAACTATTGTAACTTTTACGGAACCCAATCTGCGGCTTACGTAACCTGTGTATTTAATCCAGCTATCCACGTCAAGAAGTCTTGGAATAGCCTAATGGAGATAGCTGACACTATTTGGATAGTTCCTAGTATGTACACTAATACTTACTCTTACGGAACAACAAAACAGCAAAGTAGCCTAGTAGAAGCCGAGTTCCAACTGCTAGAAGGAAACCCTTCGGCAGCTATAAAAAGAGATGCTAATTCAAGTGGAGGAAAGATAAACGGTAACTTTATGAAAGGAAATTGGTTAGTTGTAAAATTTCAGAAAACAAATGCAAATAATTTGGTAAATTTGAGTGAAGTTTCAGCTCGGTTTACAGATAGTCCATTAACTGTGAAATAACTAAAAAATATTTTCAAATTCGAAATGATATAATATGATTCAAGCAGCAGCTATACCCGCGTTAATTTCCGCCGCAGCAGGTGGATTAAAGGCTTTAGGTGGAGGTATTCAGGCTTTGACAAGCGGAGAAAAAAAGAAACAAAAAGATCTTGCGGCTTCCATTGAGGCAATTCCAGATTATTTAAAAAGCCCAAGTATTTTAAGTTATTACCAACAAGCTCAACAGAGAGCCGGGATTTCCCCAACACAAAGCGCATTATACAAAAGACAGATGCAAAATATTCAGCGCGCTGGTGCTACAGGTCTTGCTGGTGCTAGAGGTACTGCTGCAAGAATGGGTGCTGCATCTTCAATTGCTCGTTCTTTATCCGATGCAACGCTTGGCGCGGAAACTGCCGCTGAACAAGAACAAGCAAGAAGATTTGGGGTGCTTGGACAAGCTACAGGCTTACAAGCTGGAGAAGAAAGAGCTGCTGAATTAAGAAAGATGCAAAAACAGCAACAACGTATTGCTCTTGCAGAAGCTAGAGCGCAAGGAGCAGCCGCCATGAAAAAAGCTGGTTTAACTAATATATTTGGCGGTCTTACAGACGTTGGAAAATCAATCTCTGGTGATGAGAATGGTGAATTTTTAAAGTTATTTAAAAAGAAATAATGGTTCCTATTTCTCCACAAGTATTTAGCGGCGGAGCAGTTGTATTTGATACACGCTCGCTTTTTGATTATCAACAAAAGCTTGCCGAAAGGCGAGCTAAAAGAGATGCCGCAGAGCAAGAAGCTCTTACTAATTATTTAAAGGAAGTATCAAAAATTCCTGATTCTGAAGGAATGAGAAATATTGACAAAAAAATATTTGCTAAAAAAGTTGATGATTTTAGGGTATTAACTAATGAGTTTAAAAAATCACCAAAAAATTTAGATCAAAGACTAAAACTTGAAAGGGCTGCTGATGATTTAAAATTATTTGTTTCAAGAAGTAAGGAGGAAAAAGAAAAAACAAAATCTTTTAATAATTTCATTGCAGATATTGCTACTAGCCCAGAAAAAAGAAAATCTGTTGACGTTCAAAAATTGATGATTGATAAAGAGATGCACGATTTGCCTCTTGATTTCAGCGCTCCTTATCTTGGGATTGTTAGACAAGACAAAGAGTTTAACCCAAATTATTACATACCCAAACCTTTTGATTTTACAAAAAATTTTAATGATGCGGCAACTGGTCCCGGAATTAAAATATCGGAGCTTTCTACTTCTTCCGATGGTAAAACTAAAACAATAACAGAAGGTTTTGGAGAACCGGCAATAAAAATTATTGCTTCAAATTTTGCAAAAAGTGTAGAATCTGATGATGAGAAGGAGTCTTATTACAGGGTTAGATTTAAAAATTTAACACCAGAAAAATTAGCTGAACATAATATTAGATTAAAAAAATACTTTCCCGGAATGGAAGTAGATGATGACAATCCGGCAAGTCTAGCTATGGCAGAAGCTATTGAAGAGGCAGAAGGAAGAAAATCGCAAAAATTTGAAAACGCTCCTAGAATATCCGTTTCTACGGGAGGCGGGGGAACAAGTGGTGGCCCTACAGGTCGAATAGATTTAACTACTTACAAAGATGTAGGAGAAAATAAAGACGTTACAGATATTTTTCAAGGAGTTAAAGTTACTGGCCTTCCTAAAGGAGAGTCTATGCTTGCTAAGCAGGTTTTATATAATCAAAAAAAGAATGAAGTAACAGTTACGGAATGGGTAGGTAGAGATTCAGAAGGCAATCCAACAGGGCAGCAAACAAGAACTATTCCGTATGATGTTTTTTTACAAAATATAAAAACACTTAATCCTCAAACCGATTTTAGATACATAGAAACTTTACCGAAAGCAAAAACTGGTAAAGCTCCAAGCAGTCTTACAATGAAGGAGAGCGACTATAGAAATTTATCTGTTGCCAAAAGACAAGAATTTTTAAGCAAAGGAGGCGTGGTTGTAAAATAAAGTAATATGCCAGATCCAATCAAAGACCTGTACAGTTCCTTAAAATCAACCAAATTGTTCTTGGATGAAAATGATTTTAGGCAACAATTAAGTAAAAATCCAAAAGAGGTATTTGACGTTGTTTCAAAAGAAAAATCAACTTCTGGATTATTTATCGATTTTGATGATTTTGAAAGTGCTACAGGTTTAAAAAAAAAAATTTCAGAGAGCGTTTCAAAGGCTGGCGGGGAAGCTGGTACTTCAGAAGTCCCATCGGGATTCGCAGGTCTTAAGCCAGCAAAAGTACAGCCAGTTAAGGTAGAGATTCCAAAGCAGTTAAGAGAAGAAGAGGTTAAAATACCAAAGCAGTTAAGAGAAGAAGAGGTTAAAATACCAAAGCAAGTTGCTGGTGCAAAAGTAACAGATGAGGGGCAAAGTTATGTTTCTAATTTAGTATCATCATTAGATAGAGGGTTTTATAAAAATCTTATTGGCAATCCTGTAAAAGGATTAGGAACGCTTGTGGAAATGGGTACGTCTGCAATGACAGGCGGTAAAGTAAAAGAAGGGCCAGTTAGTGATGCGTTAATGAGATTTGGTAATTGGTTTAATAACGCCATAGATGAAGTAGCTCCACAAGATCCAGAATTTAAAAATAGTTTATCAGACCAATTTGGGCAAGCATTAGGTCAAGTAGGTTCATTAGTATTAACAGGAGGTGTGGGTGCTGGGGGAAGAGGTGCTGCAATAGCAGAACAAGTAATTCCCAAGACAGCCACAACTGTTGCGGGTAAAATAGCAGCGAAGGCTGCACCAACATTAAGAGGTGTCAAAGAACTTACAAAAGAGTTAGCTACTCCTGCATCTATTAGTGCAGGTCTTACGGTAGGTCAATCTGAATTTGAAAGAGCAAAACAGGCGGGAGCAACAGACGAACAAGCCTTTGAGGCGTTTTATAAAAATGCAGCAGTAGGTTCGGTCTTAGAGAAGATACCCGTAATGCAATTCTTCAAAAGATTTAATAATGCTACAAACGGTGGGGTTGTAGATTACATAAAAACTAAGGGTGTTGCGGGAATAACTGGTGGTTTGGAAGAAGCGACTACAGAGGTATTGCAACAAATATATGCTAACAAGACAGCGCAAGATATTTACAATGTCAATCAAAACATATTTGAAGGACTTACAGAATCGGGGGGAATAGGATTTGGCGTCGGTTTTTTGCTTAACGCAATGGGAGCGCAAGCGAAGATTTTAAGACAGCAAGGTAAAGAGCAAGAAGCGCAAACCTTAGAAAATCAGGAGCAAGAATTTAAGGCAAGAGCCGAAGGCGCCCCCGCTCCATCAGCACTACCTACTACTCCCGCAGTTGAAGAAATTGTAGAAACGAAAGTTGTTCCAGAGGTTCCCGCAGTTGAAGTCAAAGAAGAAGTAGCGCCAGAGGTTAAAGCCGAAGTTGTTGCGGAAGAAGTAGCACCACAAGTTCCCGCAACACCTATTGAACCTATTAGACAATTAGGAACAGGATCTAATGTTTATTTTGAAAATGATAAATACAGGGTAAACGATTACAAGGATAAGACTTTATTGAATGTTCAGGGAACTGGTGACATAGGAGTGATAGCTAATTTAGAATTTAACACTCCAGAAGAGGCCGTCTCTGTTGCTAAAACATTAAATAGTCTTTATCCTCAAGGAGTTCCAGAAGCTGTTCTACTTGATAAAGTAGTTGAAGATATTAAGGCGGGTAAATATAAAGAACAAGTCGGGGAAGAAGCGGCACCACAAGTTCCCGCAACACCCATAACAGAAGAAGAAATTAAAACAAAAGAATATGCCATACCAGAGCCAAGCCCAGAGGGCGTACTTCAACCTACACAAGAAAGAATTGGAGAAGAAGGGGGTGAACGTAGAGGAGTGGAATCGCCAGTCGAAAGGCTTGCAGCTACCCAAAAAAGTAAAACTGAAGCTGCGCAAAAAGAAGTAGAAAAAAGACTTAAGAAGTACGCTGCTCCAGAAGGAAAGCAAACTGAAGTAAATAAACTTGTTAATGAAGTTTATAAGTTTAATAATCAACATAGAGGTCGGCTAGGTTTAAAATCTACAGAAGGACTTAAAAGAAGGAATGAATTATTGATTGAGGCAAAAAGACTTGGGTTTGAAACAAGAGTTGACTCCGAAGGAAGGATTAAGGTAAAAGGCGCAAAGGCTATTGATAAGTCGTATAGTAATATGGCTATTGATAAAAATTTTGTACCGCTTGAGCAAAGAGGGGAAAAGATAAAAAATTTATTTGATAGGATTAATGGTCTTGCAGACGCTTACGGATATGACTTTGGATTTTTTATGCCAAATGTAATAGTAGGCGCTGATGGCAGAAAAATGGGTAATAGGCAAATCAAAAATGCGTTACAAGATTTAAATAACGGAATACCTAGCAAAGGGGCAAATGCTATTCTTAATTCTTTGCAAGAAATGGCAGAAAGCGGATATATAGAAGTTAGGGTTGGCCAAGATGTTACAAGATTACCTATTGATGAATATTTTAATGAACTAGAAAAAGACGCGAAAGAGAGGGATATGGAATTAGCTCTTTCACAAGAGTTAGATACACTTCCAGAGAAGGATCTTGTAAAGTGGGTTGAGGAAATGGCCGATGAACAATCATTTGAAAAAGAAGAATATGAACCAACTACAGAAGAAGCTGAAGCAAAGGGTGGAGAAGAACCCGAGACTGCTGCAACGCGTGAACAAGCTATCAGAGAAGCAAAAAGAGGGGCTGTACCTCCGCCTAGAAGGGGCGCTCCTCCAGCAAAGGGTGGCGAAGAAATTAAAGAAGAAGTAGTACCACCTGTTCCCCCAACAAAACCACCAAAGCCTGAAGGGGAAGAAGAGTATGTTCCAAAAGAAAAAGATAAAGCATTATTAAATAGGCTTTATACCGCCAAGAATATCCCCGAAGAGGCAAGAATTGGCTTTGAAAGAGAGGGATTAAGGTATCAGACAAAGAGTCAAAAAGAAGCAGAATTGGTAGCTAAAGGGGTTATTGATGAATTAGGCATTGACGAAGCTTTGAACCTTGCTAATTCTTTTGAATTTGACGGAGATGTAAACTCTCTAATCTATGCAGAATCCTTAAATAGATTAGCTGAGATGGAAAAGCAGGCTAAAACCAAAGAAGAAAAACAAGCCCTTGCAAAGAAATTTGCCGAGGTAGGAATACAATACGGAGAAAAAAGCCAGTATGGTGGTAGGTTTAATGCCGCTATAAACTATTTTTATCAAAAATCTCCATTAGGTATTGTCATAATGGAGAATATCAAAAGGGAAGAAGAATTTGCTAAGTTTTCTAAGGATAAAGAAAAGTCGTGGAAAGAAGCCTTTGATATTCTAAAAACTGAATTAGATGCTTTAAAGCAGGAATTGGAAGGCAAAAAAGCAGAACCGTCAATTAGGACTTCCGAAGCAAAAATTCAAGCAGCAAGACAAAAAAGAGCAGCCTTAAAAGAAAAATATAAAAAAGGAAAAGGCGGAGGTTTAACATTAAGTAGTGGCGGTTTAACAAAGGAGGGTATTGAGTATGTCGGGGAACTAGCGGTAACATACATTCAAGAAGGAGTTGCAAATGTTGAGGTCATTATTCAAAGAATATTCTTGGATCTAAAAGATGTTATAGGTAAATCCATTGACGAAGAAACCGCAAAACAGGTTGAAGACGAAGTTCGCAAGACCTTTAAAGAAAAGAAAGGAAAATCGGTTCTTAATAGAATTAGAAAACGGCTTGAAAAGCTTTCAAAGAAAAAACAAGACGAGGTTGTAAGAAAATCTTTTAATCAAATCATTGAATCAGGAGGTCTTGAATATGATGATTTTAGAAAGATAATAGCAGAAGTTACAGGCTATCCAGAGCTGACTGAACAAGAGCAAGCAAGATTTATTGAGCTTGTAAAAAAGACAAATGTGGTTGAAAGAATGGCTGAAAAAGCTAGAGAAGATAGAACGGAGCAAAGTCTTAGGGATTTTAGAAATGCTGAAATAGAAGCAGGTAAAGCTGCTAGAGAGCTTAATCAACTTATTTGGAATAAGCCTGATATTATAAAAAGGCTAACCTCAATTATGCAGTTAAGCACGCTTGGTATCCCAGCTCTTATAAATAACCCAATATACAATATCTGGAACCAAGCAACCCTAAGATTACCTGTTGGTTTATTTAATGATTTAATAGACAGGGGAATAACCCTTGCTGCTCAAGCAACGGGAACCGAATACCAAAGAGAGTATAATGTTCTTGGCACCCAAAAGGAATTCTTTAAAAAATTGGGTTTTGGAACTAAAGAATCTGTTGAGCAATTAATAACTGGGCTTAATAGGCAAGACTATATTCAAAAAGAAGTCGGCGGTCAAAAGATACAACCATTGCAAGCCGCTAAAGATTTATGGGCTTCTTTTACGGGTAAGAAAAAATTAACAACTGCTCAAACGTGGGATAAAGCTATTCAGGCGACAGTAGGTGTCCCTGCCGAAGCTATTGCTAGAACCCTTAATATTGGTGACAAACCGCAAAGATTTGCTGCCGAAGGAGCGCAAGCTGCTGCTTTTGCAAAGTCTTTTGGATTAAAAGATTTGGATTATAAATTATTTATAGAGTTTCCAAGAGAGGAAGCATATAGGATATATAAATCACAAGGGTTAAGCGATGTTGAAGCAGCTAGAAAAGCGGATTATATAAAAGACGTAATCATAAAAGAAGGACAAAGGGCCACCTTCCAACAAGACAACTTGGTAAACACCGCTTTATCGGCTGTATTTAATACTGTTTTTGGAAAAGGAGAAGAGACTGGACTGGCTAATTTGGTTAAGGCTACCACAGTTTCCCCATACATAAAAATTCCAACTAACGCATTTTGGTCTTATTACAATCTAGTAAACCCAGAAATAGCTCTTTTACAATCTTTTGCTCACGGTGGAAGAGCTTTTTACTTAAATAAAGCTGGAGAAAAAAATAAGGCTAAGCTTGCCCTTCGGGAGTCAAGATATTGGCTAGCTCATTCTATAACAGGAATAGCCATGAAGGCTGTTGTAATTGCCTTGGTTAAGGCGGCCGTTTACAATGCTGGCTCTGATGAGGAAGAAAGTAAGAGAGAAAGAGAAGGTAAAGCTTTTTATGAAGGACAGGGTACGATAAATATAGATAAATTAAATGCTGTATTAAGCGGACAAGATCCCACACAAGTTACGACTGGGCTTTTAATACCTAATAGATGGTTTGGACAATGGGGAACGGTTGGAAATGCAATTGCTAGGAAGTATGAAAATATGACTCCGGAGCAAAGAAAAACAGAGGCAGACTATTATGATTTTATGCTTGGGGAATTATCAACAGATGTCCTTCAGGAACTAGAGCAAGGAGTTTTTGCCAATACTTCATCTTTATTGTCGTATTTAAATACGGGCAATCCGAATAGATATTTGGTTAATACGTTAAATATGTTTACCAATATAGTTCATCCTGCTGCCCTTGCTCAAATATCAAGAGTAAAAATCCCTAATTATACTACCCAAAAAGCAGATACTTTTTTAAAAGAGCTTGAAAATTCAATGCTTACGAGGTCTTCTTTTATAAGAGAATTAACAGGAAAGTACCCGCCTTCTAAGATTAGTATATGGGGAGAGCCTATCCAAAAGCAAGGAGGAACTATTCAAAAGCTATTTAATATCACAAGGGTTAATAAAGATATGTTTGCGAGACCTTTATATGATGATGCCAAAAAATATAACGACATTAACTTTTTCCCACCCGCCGTCACTTCTTCCCTTAACGGCAAGCAATTAACAGTTGACCAAACAAGAGTACTTCAGGAATTTGTAGGAGCTGCAAGAAAGGCAAGAATAGCCCCTTATGTTAATGATAGTGCAAAAATAGAGGGGTATAATGTTTTATATAGTGAATTAAAAGATCCAGAAGATAAAAAGAAGGTTTTGAACTATTTATATGAAATTGGTAGGCTTGATGGGTTAAACAAGTTTTACAATCAATACAAAGATTTAAAACCAAAAGAAAAGCCAGACGATTTCCTTAAAGAATTGCAGTTTGATCTATTTAAAACCCTTCAAAAATATAAGAAAAAAGAGTAACTTTGAATAACAATTTAATACATTTAAAAGATGCCGCTAACTCCTAATTTTAGCACCTCACAGCAGGCAGGACTTCCCTCTAACGTAATAATTACAAATACGTCTACAGGATCAGATGTAGCAGTAGTAGAAAGAAGAGTGTATTTGGTTAATTATGCGGGGGAATATGTGGTAGAGTCAACCAACACTACTACAGACTATACCGTTTGGCCGCTTGCACAAACTTCTATTTCAATAGACTGCTTGACTGCCGATGCCGCTTTAACAGTAACAGTTAATTGGGTAAACGTGTCGGGTGTGACTTTGTATACCAAGACTTCCCTCGCAGGATTCACATTATACAATTTGACCTTCTATTATTCACTAACTCAAGGTCAGGCTGCTGTCTCTAACCCATCATTTATCCTACAAGATAATAATTATTTTCAGAACAAGAGCAAGTTAAAGACTCTTTTAGAATCAGGAAATAATGCGGTGACGCTTGGGTACGATATTACTTCAGCACAACTTTGCTATGACTTGGCAACGGCAATGGTAACTTCACAAAATCTTTATTTCTGATGCCACTAACAACAGCTAATATACTTGATATCGCCAAAATCAGTCAATATCTATCAACTATTGACGTAGAGAAAGGAACTTTCTTCGGTAAACGAGTTGTTCCCGAAACACCTCAAGTATTGTCTAATGAAATATTTGCAGTTGAAAGCTGGTACAACCTTAACCCCGCTGATCCTTCTTTGGTTGAAACATCAAATTATCTTTACTCTCTTTGCAGAGGATATAATTTACAAGCTCAACAGATATCAGGAACAGGCGGTACAATCACTCCTGTTAATCCTTCTCAGATACCAAGTCCTTACAACTTTGAAGTAAGTGCTACGTCACTTGTTCCCACAGGCGCAACAAATGCTACTATATCAGCCTTCATAGGATTCAATGTTCTCTTTGTAAGAAATGGTATCCCACAAAGCACTTTGAATATAAACGGAGATAGTTATTTTTCTTGGAATAAGAACTTAGGATTATTAACTATTCATCCAGCGGCTATTGCCGGAGAGGTGTTCCAACTATACCCAATTTAAAATATATATAATATGATGAAGAAGATATTTGCATTAGTTGTTTTGTTAGTGCTGGGGAAGATGTCGTACTCCCAATATCCATTGGTCCAGAATCTTGGATCAGATTCTACTCTTGTATTAAGCAAGGGAGGACTAAAGGGAAGACTTATTGTATGGCAGTTTACCGATACTGCTAATGCTAATACACAGAGAATAAGTCAGTATCCCGGAGCTTTGATTACTACTGCGTCGGGGAACTTGTGGTTGCGTAACGCGGCAGCTACTCAATGGTTGCCGATTGCATCCGGCTCTGGTAATAACATCTATACAATTGACGGAACACTTCTTACGAACAGAACTTTAACGGGTGCTGGATACAGATTAACCTTTGATAGCTTAAATAAATTTGTAGTTAATACAGCAGATAGCATACTTTTTAATACACCACAGTTTAATGTAAAGAATTTATTTGGAGACTTAAGTGTTGAGGGAACTGCTAGCGGTGCCTCTGCCTCATCTTCCCTCACACTAAAAACAGATTCAGACGGAAGTTGGACTATTAAAACAGGAACAGTAGGCTTTGAAGTAGGAGATTTGCGTTTTTACGATAATGTGAATGGTGGGGGAAATGCCCGTATGATTATTAAGTCTACGGGAAAAGTTGGTATTGGAACAGAATCGCCAGATTCTTTATTGACCGTAAATGGAGGAATATATGCAGGCGGGGGGATACGTGCGCCGGGACTTCCCCAAGCAGCAGGAACAAAAGCTCTACGCATAGATGCTTCTGGTAATATATCTTATGCCGATACTTTAATAGATGCAGGAGGAACAGTAACAAGTGTAGCCACAAACAATGGATCAGGTATAACTGGAGGAACGATAACTACTACAGGTACTCTTGCTATAGATACTACGATTATTTCTACAAAGGCAAATGTATCAGGGGGACTTGCTGGGAAGTTAAATATTTCCGATACGGCTTCGATGCTACAGAATTATGTGAATAGTGTAGGGTATGGTCTGGGGAAGACCTCACAGACGGTGCGAGTTGACTCGGCTACCCTTTCTAATTATTACCTAAGACGTAAAGACTCCCTGACTGCCACGAATTCCCTCGGCTACGTAACTAAGAAAATATTAGCCGATACCGCTGCCGCTATTAGAAGTGCGGATGCGGGGGGAACGGTTAAGAGTGTATCACTAACAATGCCTGCTGCTTTTAATGTTTCGGGAAGTCCTGTCACAACTACCGGAACCCTTGCTGTAACAGGAGCAGGTTTAGCTTCTCAGTATATCAGAGGAGACGGAACCCTTGCTAATTTCCCCGGTGGGGGAGGTGGAGGCGGGGGAAGTTCTGTTAGCTATTATCTAAACGGAGGAACTAATCAGGGAACCTTTGGAGGTAATACGTACTATCAAATGAACAGAACGGCTGTCATCGGATCAGCGGCTAACTTTTCAAGGGGAACATCTGGGTACATTGCTGAATTTATTACCAATGCGGGAGATCCTGCTTTGTTAAATATACCGATAGGTAACTGGAACTTTGAAATGTATTTTAGTTCTTCATCAAGTGGGGGAAGTCCTAGTTATTATGTTGAATTATACAAATATGACGGAAGTACTTTTACCCTTATCGCTTCTAATTCTGGAAATCCGGAGGTAATTACAGGAGGAACGGCTGTTGACGTTTATCTTACTTCTCTTGCCGTACCCTCGACTTCCCTGACACTCACAGACCGCTTAGCAATAAGAGTCTATGTAAATAATGACGGAAGAACAATCACCCTTCATACACAAGATAACACCCTTTGTCAAGTTATTACCACATTTACAACAGGTATCACCGCTTTAAATAGCTTAACAACACAGGTTCAGTATTTAACTACGGGAACAAGTGGTACTGACTTTAATATATCTTCCCTAACAGACACACATACTTTCAATTTACCAGTAGCTTCAGCAACCAATACAGGTAAATTATCTTCTGCTAACTGGTCAACTTTTAATAGTAAGATTGGGCCATCAGATACTGCCTCTATGCTATCGCCTTATCTGCGTAAAGTAGACACCGCTTCTTTGAGTAATCGTATTAATTTAAAACTTAATATCTCAGATACGGCAAGTATGCTTTCTCCCTATTTGAGAAGCAATACCGCCGCAGCGACGTATGTTCCCCAAACACGGACAATAACTATAAATGGTACTTCTCAGGATTTATCAGCAAATAGAACATATAATGTTGGTACAGTAACATCGGTAGCAACAAGTTCTGCCACAGGTATTACAGGTGGCACCTTTACTACTTCAGGAACAATTGCCGCTGATACCTTACTTTTAAGCACAAGAGCTTGGAGACAAAAAGGTATTGATTCAGTTGCAGCTTTAATAACTGGTGGTGGGTATATTACGGGAAGTGGTGGTACTAATTATATTCCTAAATTTACAAGTTCAACTGCGGTAGGTAATAGTTTACTTTTTGATAATGGAACTATTACTTTTTTAGGTAATGGAGATGTTAATGCAACACCTTCTACTGCTATTTTAAGTGGTACTGGCGGTAGCGGAACAAATATCGCTGGTGCGGAGTTTCGTATTCGTGGTGGTGCTGGAACTGGTACAGGAGCAGGTGGTCCTATAACATTCTATACGAGTGCTGCGGGAAGTAGTGGTAGTGCGGCTAATGCTGCTACTGAAAAAATGAGAATAACAAGTGATGGGGTTGGAATTGGAACGACAACTCCGGGTTCTCAATTTGATGTTACTAACGTAGTAAATACTGGATATGTTACATCAAACACTTTGACAAGTGGACAGACAATGAGAATTTCAAATACAAGTACATCAAGCAATATTGCTGCAACCTTATTATTTGTTGCTACTGGTGGTGGTGGTGGTACTGGAATTGGTACTATTTCAGGATTAAATACTGGTACTGGCTCAATGGGTTTTACATTTGCTACACGTAATAGTGGGGGAAATGTAACAGAACGTATGCGATTAACTTCAGATGGATTATTAGGAATAGGAACTACCACAATAGGCTCTACCTTTCAAGTCAATGGTAACGCA